TCTCGCCTCTATACGTCAGAAACTCTTACAAAGCTCTGGGGCCACGGCCACGCTTCATTCGGATCAGTTACCTTCAACAGCGCTGCTTACATCGCGCGCTATATCATGAAAAAGCAAATAGGCCCAGGCTCAGACTCTTACTACGAACGTCTCGATGAATTCGGAGAGTACGTTCAAATAAACAAAGAATACCAGCAAGCCTCGAGGCGCCCTGGCTTAGCCAAAGGCTGGTTCGAAAAACACAAAGGCGATGTGTATCCGAAAGATTTCTTTCACATCAACGGTACCAGGATGCGACCACCAAAATATTACGACATGCAATTTGAAATTGCGTCTCCAGAAGAAATGCGTACCATCAAAGCTAATCGAAGATTTGCTGCCTCTAAAGTCAAGGAAGACAATACCAGAGAGCGTTTAGACGATCGCTGGATAATTGCAGATCTAAAAGCACAAACTCTTAAAAGGAACCTTGACGATGAAACTTAAACTTTATTCGGTACGCGATGCAAAAGTGGAAGCTTTCCAACAACCATTCTTCGCTCGCACTACTCCTGAAGCTCTTCGAGTCTTCACTGATTCGGTTAACGATCCGAATCCTCGCAATTCCTGGCGCCTTCATCCAGAAGACTTCGCTCTCTTCGAGCTTGGCGAATTTTCCGAGTTCTCTGGAAAACTCGAAGCTCTCCCTCAGCCAACTCATCTTGCAACGGCGTTTGAAGTTCTAAAAAAACCAAAGAATCCTCTCGAAGAGCAAATGAAAAATTCTTTTGTAGAACAAATTAATAATCAGTCGACCCATCAATAAACGGAGTTTATAGCTATGAGATCGCAACCAAGTACGATGAATCACAATTTCTCTCAGGTTCCTCATGCGAACGTAAGACGTTCGCGCTTCGATCGGTCTCGTAGCTACAAAACAACCTTCGATTCCGGCTATCTTGTTCCTTTTCTTGTCGACGAATGTCTCCCCGGAGACACTTTTCAACTCAAAACTACCTTCTTCGCTCGTCTAGCTACCCCACTAAAACCAGTCATGGATAACATGTGGATCGACCATTTCTATTTCTTCATTCCCCTCCGCCTTGTTTGGGACAATTTTGTAAAACAAATGGGCGAGCAAAGAAATCCAGGCGATTCTATCGACTATCTTACGCCTCAAGCTGTAGCGCCAGCTTCCACCGGGTACGCGTTCCAGAGCCTGCAAGACTATATGGGCTTGCGGCCTGGGATACCCGGTTATTCTCACTCAAATCTCCCTCTGCGCGCCTACAACCTTACATTGCGTGAATGGTTCCGCGATCAGAATCTTCAAAACTCTACTGTGGTCGATCTCGCTAACGGTCCTCACGATCCAGCAGATTACGTCATTCGATGAAGAGGAAAACGCCACGATTATTTCACTTCAGCCCTTCCCTGGCCGCAAAAAGGTCCGGCTGTTGAACTACCCCTCGGAACTTCTGCTCCAGTTCTTGGCATTGGAAAAGAAAACGCCAACTTCCAATCTTCTTCAGTTCTCGTCAGGGAATCAGATGGCACTACCTCCACGTACGCTACCGCTGCTCTTATCGGCGAAAGTTCAGACGACGCGCAATTCTTTATCGAGAATAATGGTGCGGGATACCCTAACGTCAGAGCTGATCTTACATCTGGAGTTGGCCCAACTGTTAATGCGATACGAGAAGCTATTGGGGTTCAGCAACTCTACGAAACCGACGCTCGCGGAGGAACTCGTTATCGAGAGCTTATCAAAGCCCACTTCGGAGTAACTTCTCCCGACTTCCGTTTCCAAATCCCCGAATACCTTGGTGGTGGATCCGAGCGAATCGATACCACCCCCGTCGCCCAGAACTCTTCTACCGACGCTGAAACTCCTCAAGGTAACCTTGCCGCTTTCGGCGCTGTAACCGCTACCGGCGGCATGGTGAAATCTTTCACCGAGCACGGAATTCTCTTAGGTCTCTGCATGGTTCGCGCAGATCTCAACTACCAAGAAGGTCTTCACAGGATGTGGACCAGAAATACGAAACTCGATTATTTCTGGCCCATTCTTCAAAATCTCGGCGAACAAGCCGTGCTTAACAAGGAAATCTATGTACAAGGAACTGCGAACCCAACAGCGGATGCTGCTGTCTTTGGTTACCAAGAACGCTATGCTGAGTATCGTTACGCTCCTAATCTTATTACCGGCAAATTTCGCTCTGATGATCCCCAGTCGTTGGACATTTGGCATCTTGCCCAGGATTTTTCTTCTCTCCCTGCGCTTAACAGTACATTTATCGAAGAAAATCCACCCATCGCACGCGTCGTGGCCACTCCCGACGAACCCGAATTCCTTCTCGACGCATGGACTAGAATGTCATGTGCACGACCGATGCCTATCTACTCCGTGCCTGGACTAACGAGGTTCTAGGTGGTTATCCCAGCACTCATCGCCGCCGGTGCCATGATCGGCGGAACGATGATGAAAAATTCCGCGAACGCAAAACAAGCAGAGGAAGCAAACGCTTTCTCTGGCTCCGAAGCACAAAAAAATCGCGAATTCCAGCAGCACATGTCGAGCACCGCTTATCAGCGGTCAACTGAAGACATGAAAGCTGCTGGCCTAAACCCAATGCTTGCGTTCTCGCAAGGGGGCGCAAGCACCCCCTCTGGATCAGCTGCCTCCGGCCAGGCTGCCCAAATGGAAGACGCTTTAGGAAAAGGAGTTTCTTCCGCACTCGAGACCGAAAGGCTCGAGAAAGACATCAAAGCTGTAGACTCTCAAGCAGCTTTGAATAAAGCGGCTGAAGCAACACAGGAGACTCAACAAATCTTAAATACGGCTTCCGCGAAACAGGCGGAAGCCCAAGAATCAAAAGCTAGAGTTGAGGAAAAAAATGTTGCTGCAAATACAGCTGCTACACAAATCGCGACAAGAGCAGCCAAGGCTCAACTGCCAGCAGCTGAGGCTCAGGCAAAAGCTGATCTTACGTCTGCCCAATTTAATCAGAAGGCTTCCACGTTCGACTCAATCCTTAACCGCGCGGCTAACGTTTCTGGAACAGTTGGTTCCGCTATCGGCGCTGGCTTCCGCGGTCTCTTCCGCGGAGCTTCAAAAGATACAAAGGCTCTCAAATCTGAAAACAAAGCTATGCGCGGTTACATCGAACGCAACTACCCCAAACGGAGATGATCATGTCCAAAAAGCAAAAAGAAACTGATCTCGAAAACGAAAAAAAAATCGAACCCCCTCCGGGGGTGATTATTAGCTTCGCCCCTACGAAACAGTTTCCAAAGCGCAAGCGCGTTCAACTCTTCACCGGGAGCGAATCCCCCACCGAACAGGCTCATAAGGACGACTGTGATATAAATCAAGTCGTAGCAAAATACTCAGGTGATGAGCTCCGAGCTCTCATGAACAACCGTCCAGCTATATTCGCGGATCTTGTATCCGCTCCAAGCTATCAGCAGTCCCTTGACATCGTGCGCAACGCCGAGGAGCAATTTAACGCTCTCCCATCGAAGGTCCGAAAGGAATTCGATAACGACCCTAGGGCGTTCCTGGCGTTCGTAGAACAGCCCAAAAACGCCCAGAAGCTAATCGATCTCGGCTTAGCCACAAAACGCGCTGAGGAGGATCCTCCAGCTTCTAGGAAGGACATAAATCGGCTCATCGATGTCCTGACCCCAAAACCGCCGGTTCCGGACACCAAAAAGTAATCTTTTTGGGGGCTGGAGCCGGCCTCACCATTACTCACTTGATGTAATGGTTACGACTGACAGCCCCCCTGCGGGGCGTCAGTCGTAAAAAAACGGGAGAGTATCAAACTCTCCCGTTAAAGTGAACCTCGGGCCCAAAAAACTGACTCAACGTCCTAAAAATAAACAACAAAACAAAAAGGTAAAAAATGCGTAAACGCAAAAAAATACCCTTAAAAAAATCAAAAAAACTCTTCACAAAAACGGCCCGAAAGGTTCACAAAAAAAACGTGTCTCCCCGCCCTATGCGCGGTGGAACACGTCTCTAAAACAAAAAAACCCGGTGCTTTAACACCGGGTTCTCAACGAAAGGCACCGTCATGCCCTGCTACACCCCTATTTCTGCCTATAGAGGCAGAAATGTCAACCCCCTCACGGGCAAAAGGCCCGTCGTCTTTCATATTCGTGAAGGATTTCACGATCTCCCTCTTGAGCTTCCTTGCGGCCGATGTATCGGCTGCCGCTTAGAGCGGTCTCGCCAATGGGCGATACGCTGCATGCACGAAGCTCAACTACATAAACACAACGTGTTTATAACCCTGACTTACTCAGACGAAAGTCTAGAGAAGGCAGGTAACCTTGTCTTAAAAGATCTTCGCCACGACGATTTCCAAAAATTCATGAAACGTCTTCGTTTTCATTTCGGCGAAAAAAAAATTAGGTATTACATGTGCGGCGAGTACGGCGAAAAATTTGGCCGCCCTCATTATCACGCCGCCATCTTCGGTCTCACCTTCAAAGACAAAAAGCTCTTTAGAGCTAAAAGAGGCTCTCGCCTCTATACGTCAGAAACTCTTAC